CTCCGATGGTTTAAAGCACCATCCCGACTTTAGCGGACAGACTTCAGATATTTAACAATCCACCAATCGGATATCGAACTTGGACCTTCGCCCTGTAAGGTCTTTGTATATCCGAGGAAGTCTTGCATGTGGTCGGTAGCTTCCTCTGCAATGCTGGAGACATTTTCAAGGAAACCTGGGATATCTATACCAAGGCGATATTTATCCCTTTCCATGCAAAATTGAGCGAACTCCTCCTTTAGAGGATGATATTTGCAGTTCTCCAAGATGGACAATTGTCTCAGAGCTACAAGCTCAGGGCTCCAATACTCGGGATCCATGAATCTTTCGAGGTACCTTAATCTACCCAATGCCCGCATTGTAGAGTATACCCCGGCGCATACTCCGTGTACCCGATAATCTACATGATGCCAACGACGGAGATACACGCAATCTTGGGTTGAAGCGTACTGTTTATCGAGATTACATACTTGGCCGTGAGACTGGTACGTTTCAACTACATCCTCCACAGTGATGCCAGGATAACTTAGAATCCCGTCATCGCCAAGACACTGTGAATTTGGGTTTAAAACTTTTCCTTTGGAAATGGCCGCCTCATATTGTAGGGCGCGATGAGCTAAGGTCTCATCAACGTTAGTTCCACCAGAACCAGAAGCCATTCCGTGTGTGCCATAGCGGATTTCCAATTCATCATTGTTGCTCACGTTCAAAACTAGAGGTATCGAGTACTTGATAGGAAATATATCCGCTATCCATTGGTTTGAGACTTTACCCGTGGCCAACAGAGAGTGCAATATGGTCCTTGCACAAGCTTGCATCTCTGGGTTAAAGTGTTGATCAAACCTACTAAAGTCAGTGCACACTACTAGATCCTTACGACTCTTAGTGTCAAAAAGATTCGTAATTCTCTTATCAACTTCGTCATTGCTAACCCAAGCAGGGACGATCTTGAAGTGTTGACTCTTCTCGATAAATGGTTGATAGACTTGAAGCTCGCAAAGGTTTATTCCGAATGGAAACATCCACACCACTCGTTGCTTCACGTCTTCAGTTGTCGGGCCTCCTTCTTGTCCACGCCATCCTAAACCAGCAACTGCGTCAAACGCTGAAACGTCTAAGTCCTGCACTACCGACTTATGACGTACATCTAACCAGGCTTTGCACGGAAGTGTATCCCGTACCACATTCCTGCGTTTTGTCCAGAATGGTGTTCCGGAGTTGGTTGATTTCTTCATGAGATCAATTGTACTTTGTTGATCTCTCAGCCGCAGTGAGCCGACACTGCTGAATTCCTGAACCACAGCTCTCATGGCAAAGTCGGGAACAGGGAGTTGAGGAAGGGTGATGTCCTCATAGTAATGGTCGATGTCTTGCATCCGCTCCTCCAGTGGCTTCTGAATTGACATCGGACCGACCTTCTTGGCTAGGTCTTTCTCAAAAGAGTACAGGGAGGGCCATGTGGCCTTGATTGACACTAGGATCTTATCCCAGTCTCCCATAACTCTCGTCATGTTTTGCCCCTTGGCGAATGGGGCTGTGAAGATGTGATTTTGACCTCTCAAGACCGTACCGTAATAGGTCTTGAATCTAGCAAAACCATCTTCTGTGAGGTATTTGACATATTCGTCGTCCCTCATCCAAAAGTTTCGATCTATAAAGCTAGATCTTGCTGCGCTATTTTTCGGCATAGCACGAACCTCCTTTCAAATAAATTG